AACAACCATAAATACATACTTTAATTAAGTGGCTACATATAATCTTAAATACAACAAAGACGATTCAGTTATTAGACATATCATTATAGGTCTATTAGCAGATCTAAATAGTAAATTAAGTTTTAAGAGACAACTCACGAATGATAATAGAGTAGTTGTCGATGTTCCATTTTTTTATTCTGTTTCTGGGGATGAAAACTTCCTAAAAGATGCATTTTTATTTTCTAATGCAAATGGAGTTGGTTGTGATCCAGATGGAGAATTTGCAGATGGAAACTATGACAAAGTTCCAAGAGGAATTGTTAATCTAACATCATTTGCAGTTGATCCATCTAAATTAGTTAACAAAAGAAATTTAGGTAATTATAACAGAATCAACGATGAAGGTTTTATGGAAGGTTTTGTTGCAGAATTTCAAATGATTCCAGTCAATGTAGGTGTAGATATTGAAATTTTGCTTTCAAGTCAATTAGATTTGTTTAAAGTAACAGAAGCACTTGTTAAAAAAATGTATAAGGCTAATTTCTATCATGTAGATGCTGGACATATTGAAGACGGTACGTATAGAATAAGTTCACAATACATGATGCCAGATGATTACACACAAGAAAGACCAATTGAATATGGATTCGACGATAAAGGAAATCATAAAGTAACTTTTAGCCTAGAGATAAATTCATTTATTCCTGATTTCCAATTTGAAGAAGATCAAATTAGAAAATATACCACTGAATACTTTTCACTTGGAGCTAAAGGCAACTTCGGAGATCCTAATGGATTTATAACTGGCATTCCAGTTGGACACGTATATTGTGATAATTCAACGGGTGCAAAATGGGAATTTAACGGTGAAGTTTGGCTACAAACAGGTATATGTGATGACGAGAACTTAGGAGAAAGACTGGAGCTTAGAGAAGAGGTCGTTAACGTTACCAAAAGAAGAAAACAAAGTAATAGAATGTTCACAATTGGTAATTCTTCAATAAATCTAGAAGATAAATTAACCGACCAAGAAAGAACTATGTTGGGGGATAATTATAACGTCACAGGGCGTGACTTACCATTCGATGAATAGTAGAATGATATATATAGTAAATAAAAAATCTTAAAAGAGATGGCAAAATTAAATAAAAACATTATTTCACCTGTTTTAGAACACGGAAATGGCTATGTTTTCAATGTTGCTGGCCAAAATTTTAAAATAGTTGGAAGCCACATTGACATGTTCAACGAGGCTAATGCAGATTTTAATTCATTAATAGCAGGTCAAAGAACATTTAACATTAACGAAAATAGTGTTGATTTTATCTACGACTACAATAATAAATCAACAGTGTCTTCGATAGATGAAAGTGCATTCGATAATTTCAATAAAACAATCGAAGCTCAGGAAAAATTAGCTTTCTTAAAAGAAAGCACTAAAACTGTAAAACTAGGAAAATCTACAGAAGCTTTAAATGAAGCTAAGAATGAAATAGCTCTATTAGAAGCGTTTCTTTCTACAATGAATAGATCTCCTAGAGCAATTAGATTCACATACAACGTAAGTGAAAATACAGTTTTCGCAAATAACATTGAGATATTAAATCATAGTGATTCTGTAGTAGAATCTATATTTGCTTCAGGATATATCAAATATGAAGATAAATCATTATTTAGATTATTTGAATTTACTGGTAAAAACCACAGTGTTTATAAAAGATTAGATTTTATAGTAGAATCTAGATCTAACAATATTTCTATAGCAACAATGAAAGCTGGACATAACGTTTATGTTTGGAGATTAAACGAAGAAACTACTATTGGTAAATTTTCTAAATTATTACCAGACGCAGCAATTGATTATGTTGCAGAGCACACAGGTGCAGATGTGACATTTCTAGTTGAAGATATTTTAGAATCATTTTCTGAAAGAAGAGATGCTAAAAGAACTAAAATTGCTCAACTACATGAAATGATCGCATTTCTAAAAGATCAAAAGGGACGTATAGCAGAAGCTGATAGAAATCTACCAGATATTAAAGCAGCTGATAATTTGATCAATACAGAAATAACTAGATTAAGCGAAGAATTAACAGACGCTCAAAATGAAGAGTTACTTGGACTATCTGACGGATACTTAGATGCAACTATTTCTAGAGAAGCTGAAGGTTTAAAAGTTGGAGATGCCATCAAAGTAGACGCAGTAGAATACGCTTCAGCTGGAAAAGATGACACATTAACTGTTTTTGCAAACGACGAACCTCTTAGAATTGAAAAATTTAGAGTTGAGTTAGAAGCAGGTGCAGGAGTTTAATACTCATATATAAATTATTAATTGAAGCCCGTTTGGAAACAAATGGGCTTTTTTTCGTATAACCTTAAACTAAATAGGAAAAAGTGGCTAGAAAGAAAAATTACCTCAACAATAAAGATCTTTACAATGCAATCGTAGAATCTAAAGATCAAGATAAATTGACACCTACTGCAGAGAAAATGTTAATGTTACTCGCAGAAAGAGCAATAAATAAATTAACGTATGTGAATAATGATGACAGAGACGACTGTTTACAATTTGCAATGTTAGATTTACTAAAATACTGGCGTAATTTCAACCCAAAGTATACTAATGCATTTGCGTATTTTACAGAGATAGCAAAGAGAGGATATGCCAAAGGATGGAATAAAATACACCCTCAAAAATATAAAAATACACTTTCAATGGATAAGATTTCATCTAAGGATTCTAGCGGAGATGGTGGAATGTTTAATATATAATGTCAATAAAAAATGTTAGACCAACTAATAATTCAGGATTTGTACAGGGATATTTTACCCCAACGAATCCAGAAAAATATGTTGGTCCAACACCAATAATATACAGATCCTCTTGGGAAAGAAAGTTTATGATAATGTGTGACACTAAAGATAATGTTGTAAAATGGGCAAGTGAGCCAGTTGAAATCAAGTATATCTGGTCTTTTGATAAAAGAGAGCATAAATATTATCCTGACTTTTATATGAAAACTAAAACTGAAGATGGATTCGAAGAGTTTTTAGTTGAAATAAAACCAGAAGCTCAAATTAAAAAACCACAACCACCAAAAAAGAGAAGCAAGGGAGCTATTAAATCCTATAAGTTTTTAGCTGAGCAGTATGTCAAGAATATGGATAAATATAAGTATGCCAGAGCCTGGTCAGAAAACAGGGGTTGGAGATTTATCGTACTTACAGAAAAGTCACTTAAATAATGGGTCAAATCAAAAAAGACATAAAGCAACTATTTAAATCAGCTGGTAATAAAGGCAAAGCCATCAATGAGGCTAAAAAATGGTTTGATAAGGGTAAAACAAAAAGTATTGCAGATACTCGTAGACCATTTGAACCAGGAAAGATATATGTTTTTGAATATAAAAAACCCAAACACATTGACAGAATAGCATGGTTTGATGCCAATCCAGTTGTATTAGCATTAGATCCAACTGATTTTGGAAATGACTGTGGTATAAATTTAAACTTATTACCACCTAATATAAAAGAAGACTTACTAGATTTTGTTTATGAACAAATGAAAGGTCAAATAGAAAACCAAAAGAAAGGTGGTTCTGCAGATAACGCAAAAAAACAAAGTGAGCTTAAGTTCACTTATGAAGGTGCAAAGAGATTTCTAAAAGAGTATGGTTTCGATTTTGCAATCAGACAATACATTCCAAATCTTAAATCAAATCAAAAGGTCGTGTCTTATGAAAGTTGGGCCAAAATAGCGATTTTAGACTTTGCAGACATTAATGGTAGCGACTTGAACAAGATCCAGGAAGCATTTAGAAACCACTTAAAGAAATGAGATATATAAAACATAACATAAATTAAAAAGTATGGCAGGATTTACAGATAAAAGAAACGGGCCATTGAGCGTCAATACAAAACCGTTTAGCCTCTCAAGTGCACTTAAAACCTTGAGTAGTTTCGGCATGCGCTACGATGATCTAGTACTTAGACAGTCACAAGCCATCGGTCCAATGGAAGCCCAAATAGGGTATGGGGAAATGAACCCATTTGGATATGACAACGACGACATCTACGGTGCATTCGCAGCCATGTCCATGACCGACATTAATCTTAAGAAGAATATTCCATTCTTTGATAAAGATTATCTAACAAAAAGAGATGAATTAAGAAGATTCTCAACCAATGATGAAATTGAAGATATTTTAGATATTCTATGTGATGAGACTATCGTATATGATGAAAAGAATTTCTTCGCTCAACCTGAAGTATTAGGACTTGACATATCTGATAAGGTAAACAAAGATCTTAACAGATACTTTAGACAAATCTATCACTATTTTGGTTTTACAGAAGATCAATCAGCGTGGTACTATTATAGAAAATTCTTGATAGATGGTTATTTGGCATTTGAAATAATTTATTCCCCTGACCAAAAAGAAATTATAGGTTTTAAAGAACTTGATCCTGTTACATTAATCCCAGGTTATAATACGGAAGATGGTAAAAAGGTTTGGGTACAATATAAAGATGATCCAGTAAAAGAAAGAAAATTATACGATTCACAAATTATATACGTATCTTATTCGTCTATTACAACAGCATCTAGAGTCTCTTACTTAGAAAGATTAGTAAGAGCATTTAACCTACTTAGAATTATGGAACACACTAGAGTGATCTGGTCTGTTACCAATGCTTCATTTAGAATGAAGTTTATTATCCCAGTTGGTGGTAAATCTAAAACAAGAGCGAAGCAATCACTTTCTCAACTTATGAATTCTTATAAAGAACAAGTAGATTTCGATTGGGACTCAGCTTCTCTTTCAACTGATGGTAAACCAATGCTCCAGTTTAGTAAAGAATATTGGTTACCTTCTAAAGACGGCGATTCACCAGAAATAGAAACACTTGGAGGTGAAGGTCCAGAATTAAATGATACTGAAGCACTTAAATATTTCTCAGATAAATTAAAACACGTATCTAAGATTCCATTTAATAGATTCTTATATGAAGATGGTGGTGGGGAATTTAACCTTGCAGCCGATGGTATGATTAGAGATGAGATTAAGTTTGGTAAATTTATCAAGCGTTTAAGATCTACATTCCAAGAAATATTAGTTAAGCCATTGTATTTACAAATCTGTTTAAAATATCCAGAGTTTGTAGATGATCCACAATTTAAAACTCAAGTAGCTTTAAGATTCAATGAAGAAAACATGTTTGCTGAAATGAAGCACATGGAAATCATGGAAAAAAGACTTGAATTTATTGGATCTATGAGAGATAGTTTAATGACTACTAATCAAGAAACAATGGAAGAAGAATATTACTTCGATCAGGAATACCTAGTTAAAAAATATCTAAAATTGTCTGATGATGAAATTAGATCAAACGAAGCTGCAAAAGCAGCAAAAGCTAGAGAAGAGGCTGAGGCTCCTGAAGAAGAAGACGATGGAATGGGCATCTAAAATAAATTGAATATATAAATTATTATGAAAGTAATTAAAACAATAGAAGCGTTTGCTAAAGAGAAAAGCTACAATAAAGTTATTGAGGCAGCTACAAGAGTAGGCGAAGAATCAAAAGTTTATGTCGATGATGTAAATCTTGATTCTGGAAAAACAGTGGGAGCTGTTGAAATTATCGGAGCTATTGCAGCTTATCCTACAGAGAAAGAATTTAAAAAGTATTTCTATGATCAATATGGAGAGAATGCATTTGGTGAAGGTGAAATTGAAGTGATTATTAAATATTACAATGACGTCAAAACCGAAGAAGCTGAAGCTGAAAAAGAAGCTGAAAAAGAAGAAGGCGGAGAAGGCGAAGAAGGCGGTGAGGATGATCCACTAGGAGACATCTAAAGGTAATAAGATAATTACATAATAACTAAAGGATATATATTAAAAATAGAAAATCCATAAATATGAAAAAAGCAAAGGATTTGCTAATCGTTGAAATGTCGTCATCGGCTCTGAAT